CCTTTTACTCCTTTTACTTGAGAAGTGCGTAGTTGTTCCATTTGTGCGAAAAGTTCCACGTGTTGAATTTAAAGCCTTATATTTGATTTGGACCACCAAAATGCGGTGTAATATAGAGAGAGCCTCCGGCGGCTCTTGCCCGTTCTGTATCGAATATAGAACTTCATGTTAGCTTTAGTTGGGGTTAGGGTTCTATATTCAAAACGGGACCTCGAAAATTTTCGTTTTCGGGGTTGGGCTTTCAAACGGAAGATTCAAAAAATTTTTCAAACGGAAGAGTCAAAAACGTTCATTCTCCGGAGAATTAACGATTTGTCATCGACTTTTTTTGTTTTTTGTGACCAAATTTTTCAAACTTCCAAACTTTTTTTGGACTTTTTGTGGATGTCTTATGGATTCAACCAGGAACTCGAGTTTCTCCTCATGGACGAGGGGGTCCCCCCCACTGTCCTCGTCGAGGGAGGAGGAGGTGGAGAGGACGTTGCTCCAGCTACGCCTCACCTCCCCCTTGCGCATTTCGGCATTGGAGGCGAGGATGATGTCCTCGCCTATGGCGCAGTCCCCGGGTTTGCCGCAGGGCGTGCCATGGCACAGCTCATCCCAGTTCACGGGGTTCCCGCGCCCAGGCCTGCCACGCCCACAGGCAACCCGGCCAAGCACTGGTGCTTCACCCTCAACAATCCCACGCCGGTTGACGCCGAAACCCTTCTCGAGGAGCTCAAGAGGAAGGACCCGAACGGCAAGTTCGTGCTCTCCCATGAGGTGGGGGCCAATGGGACCCCCCACATCCAGGGAGCCGCCTCCTTCAGCTCCAAGAAGCGTTGGGATCAAGGCATGTCAACCCAGTATCGATTCGGGGGAAGGATCCACGTTGAGTCAGGTCGTGGAACATGGGAACAGTCACTCGCTTACTGTTGCAAGGAGAACGGTGTCAAGGTGTTCCACAACTGCAAGGGACCGCGTCCTCCGACTGTCATCAATGTCATCTCTGATGAAGAGATGACAGAGGACAGGTGGATCTGGATGACCCGGGTGATTGCTCTCGTCGATGGCCCGGTGGACCCTCGCAAGATCATCTGGGTGTGGGATGAGCTCGGTGGTTGTGGGAAGTCCCGCCTCGCCAAGTGGCTCCTCGTCAAGCGTCCCAACCTTGGGCCCATCATCACAGGTGGGAAGGCAGCGGACATGTACCAGGGTGTCATGAACTACATCGAAAAAGCGAAGAGCGATTCCGATATTCCTGAGTTCCCTGGTCTGGTCATTGCTGACATTCCCAAAGCGTCCCATGGACACTTCTCGTTCGGTGGTGTCGAAGCCATTAAGAACGGCTGCTTTGCCGCCACCAAGTACGAGGGGGGTCAGTGCGTGTTCAACACTCCGCACTTTGTGGTCTTTGCGAACTTCCCTCCCCCGCGGGAGGAGTTTGCGCAGAACCGGTTCATTGAGATTAACATTGTCTAATTTTCATAATGGCTTGTTTTGATTGTTTGGTTTATTTTCTTCGTAAAAGTAAAAAACAACAACACTCTAAAGAATGGGACCGGGTGGCACCTGATCAAGGGGTTCGTCAAGGTCGATGTACCGACTCGCCACAACCTTGATGTCGAAGAAGAACAACGTGTCGTAGTTTTCCTGTGGGTCCGTTGGATTGAGCAGGACAGCCTCTTGTCCACCCTGAGCGAAATCAGGGAGGAGTCCAAACAATCCAATGCAGTTGGCACCCGCGTTCTCAGTCACACCAGTAGTGTAGTTGGGAGTGTTGCCAGGAGGAATGGTCTCACCACTTTGGGACAAAATGTTGGTAAAAGCCATCCTCTGAGCAGAAGGTTGCTGCTTGAACCTCTCCCACTCCGCGACAGAGTAACCGTACCACTTGCGCAAATCGATGTCAAGCGAGTGCCTCGACTGGACAAGGCGATCTTTCGAGGTGGTAGGCTTGACGTACTTGATCTTGAGGCCCGGAGTCACGCACGCAGCCCAGTCGCACCGGAATCCACGGGAGTTTAGACTGTTGGCACTGGAGTCAAAACTGGTGGGGTTCTCCTGATTCGACGGCTTTTGGTAAACCGCCTGTTGAGTACACTCAACATCCTTCAAAAGATCCGCCAACAGGAGCCGGATTTGGGCCTCAGGACTACCATCCTTCTGCTTCCTCACTTCCAATGGTGGAATGTAACTGAAGATCCAGAAACCGGGAATCGGAGGAGGCTCACGCATGCTGAGCTCAGTAAGGTTGTACTGAGGAGGAGGGATCACTTGAGTGATCTCAAACTCCATGTGAATCGCTTCAACAGTTGCCTTCTTGAAGAAGTTCCTCATGAGATGTAGCTCATCAGGACTGTTCACGTTGGAATCCACAAGGTGAGCAAAGCTTGCTGATCCACTGTTGTCAACACCTGGCATCACGAGACCGGTCGAGAAGAACCCGGGTGAGTCCAGGTATTGGGACAAGCTGGAGAAGCTGAACATCAATGCAGGCTGCACAGGGAACTTCGGGAAGGCGGCAACGCCGTTCTTGAGCTCAGTGAGACTGGTGGGCAGAAGGGGGAACCTGGAATAGGAATTCATGTCCCTCGTGACCATTCGATGAGTCTGCCCAAACGGGTAGTGGGCAGACTTGACATCAATCGGCTTGTACTGCGTCATGTATGACCTCGCCTTCGCTGCATTCTTCAGGACCTTTCGCGCCCGGCGCTTGACGTGTCGGACGACGGTCTTGAGAGCTCGCTTGACCTTCGCGCGACGTCTTCGGACACGGCTCTTCTTACGTGCAGGAACACGGCGATGACCCTTCTTGCGGCCCACAGGCTGGCGATACTTGAAAGTAGCGCCGCTACCATCTGAGCGGCGGCGCTTGCGTCCATCCGGCATTGTTTTGAAAATTTGACTGCCGAGAGTGAAGTAAAAGGAGGAACAATGTGCCAATTGTTCCAGGAGGGGGTAATACTAAAACCCCTCCTTTTTACCCTTTTACTTGGGAATTGCTTAGTTGTTCCATTTGTGCCAAAAGTTCCAAGTTTTGAATTGAAAGCCTTATATTTGAGTTGGACCAGCAAAATAGTTTTTTTGCGGTGTAATATAGAGAGAGCCTCCGGCGGCTCTTGCCCGTTCTGTATCGAATATAGAACTTCATGTTAGCTTTAGTTGGGGTTAGGGTTCTATATTCAAAACGGGACCTCGAAAATTTTCGTTTTCGGGGTTGGGCTTTCAAACGGAAGATTCAAAAAATTTTTCAAACGGAAGAGTCAAAAACGTTCATTCTCCGGAGAATTAACGATTTGTCATCGACTTTTTTTGTTTTTTGTGACCAAATTTTTCAAACTTCCAAACTTTTTTTGGACTTTTTGTGGATGTCTTATGGATTCAACCAGGAACTCGAGTTTCTCCTCATGGACGAGGGGGTCCCCCCCACTGTCCTCGTCGAGGGAGGAGGAGCTGGAGCTGATGAGCCAGCTACGCCTCACCTCCCCCTTGCGCATTTCGGCATTGGAGGCGAGGATGATGTCCTCGCCTATGGCGCAGTCCCCGGGTTTGCCGCAGGGCGTGCCATGGCACAGCTCATCCCAGTTCACGGGGTTCCCGCGCCCAGGCCTGCCACGCCCACAGGCAACCCGGCCAAGCACTGGTGCTTCACCCTCAACAATCCCACGCCGGTTGACGCCGAAACCCTTCTCGAGGAGCTCAAGAGGAAAGACGCGAACGGCAAGTTCGTGCTCGCCCATGAGGTGGGGGCCAATGGGACCCCCCACCTCCAGGGGGCCGCCTCCTTCAGCTCTAAGAAGCGTTGGGATCAGGGCATGTCTCCCCAGTATCGATTCGGGGGACGCATCCACGTTGAGACAGGACGTGGAACATGGGAGCAGTCACTCGCTTACTGTTGTAAGGAGGCAGGACCCAAGCTGTTCCACAACTGCAAGGGAACACGTCCTCCGACTGTCATCAATGTCATCTCTGATGAAGAGATGACTGAGGACAGGTGGATCTGGATGACCCGGGTGATTGCTCTCGTCGATGGCCCGGTGGACCCTCGCAAGATCATCTGGGTGTGGGATGAGCTGGGTGGTTGTGGCAAGTCCCGCCTCGCCAAGTGGCTCCTCGTCAAGCGTCCCAACCTTGGGCCCATCATCACAGGTGGGAAGGCAGCAGACATGTACCAGGGTGTCATGAACTACATCGAAAAAGCGAAGAGCGATTCCGATATTCCTGAGTTCCCTGGTCTGGTCATTGCTGACATTCCCAAAGCGTCCCATGGACACTTCTCGTTCGGTGGTGTCGAAGCCATTAAGAACGGCTGCTTTGCCGCCACCAAGTACGAGGGGGGGCAGTGCGTGTTCAACACTCCGCACTTTGTGGTCTTTGCGAACTTCCCTCCCCCGCGGGAGGAGTTTGCGCAGAACCGGTTCATTGAGATTAACATTGTCTAATTATCAAAATGGCTTGTTTTGATTGTCTGGTTTATTTTTTCTTCCTAAGTAAAAAACGAAATTAAAACACTAAAGTTGGCCACCGGCCGGCACCTGATCAATGGGCTCGTCGAGATCGATGTAACGACTGGCGACGAGCTTGATGTCGAAGAAGAACAATGTGTTGTAGTCCGTCTGTGGGTTGGAAGGGTTCGCAAGCACAGACTCTTGTCCGCCCTGAGCGAAATCAGGGAGTAATCCGAACAAGCCAACACAGTTGGCAAGCTGGTTGTCGGTCACACCAAAAGTGTAGTTGGGAGTGTTTGCAGCAGGAATGGGATCCCCGGCTAGGGCCAACACGTTGGTGTAAGCCATCCTGGCCGCAGACGGTTGCTGTTTAAACCTCTCCCACTCCGCGACGGTGTAACCATACCACTTTCGCAGATCGATGTCCAGCGAGTGCCTCGCAGTGACAAGACGATCCTTCGAGGTGGTGGGTTTGACGTACTTGATCCTGAGACCAGGAGTCACACAAGCGAGCCAGTCGCACCGGAAACCACGGGTGGTGTTGTTGGTGGCGCTGGCATCGAAACTTGTCGGGTTCTCCTGATTCGATGGACGCTGGTACTGTGACTGTTGAGTGTACTCAACATCCTTGAGCAGATCTCCCATTAGGGACCTCAGCTGAACTTCGGCGGAACCCCCCTTGAGCTTCCTCACTTCCATTGGCGGAATGTAAGTGAAGATCCAGAACCCAGGTACTGGAGGAGGCTCACGAAGGCTGAGCGTTCCGTCGAGCTGGGGTGGGGGTGTCACTTGGGTGATCTCAAACTCCATATGGACGGCCTCAACGGTTGCCTTCTTGAAGAAGTTCTTCATGAGCTGAAGCTCATCGGGGCAGGAAACGTTGGTGTCAACAACATGAGCGAACGTGGCTGCTCCAGCGTTGTCGATTCCAGGCATCACGAGACCGGTCGAGAAGAACCCGTCACTATCAGGGAACTGCGACAGATTCGAGAAGCTGAACATCAGCGCAGGTTGCACTGGATATTTCGGGTACTGTGGAACACCGCTCACAAGTTCACAGAGACTCGTCGGGAGAAGAGGGAACCTTGAATAGGAATTCATGTCCCTTGTCACCATTCGATGAGTCTGCCCAAAAGGGTAGTGTGCAGACTTGACATCAATTGGCTTGTACTGCGTCAAGTACGACCTTGACTTGGCTGCATTCTTCAAGACCTTTCGCGCCTTGCGCTTTACGTGTCGGAGGACGGTCTTGAAAGCTCGCTTGACCTTCGCGCGACGTCTTCGGACACTCTTCTTACGTGCAGCAACTCGGCGATGACCCTTCTTGCGGCCCACAGGCTGGCGACGCTGGAAAGTAGCGCCGCTACCATCTGAGCGGCGGCGCTTGCGTCCATCCGGCATTGTTTTTGAAAATTTGACTGCCGAGAGTGAAAGTAAAAGGAGGAACAATGTGCCAATTGTTCCAGGAGGGGGTAATACTAAAACCCCTCCTTTTTACCCTTTTACTTGGGAATTGCTTAGTTGTTCCATTTGTGCCAAAAGTTCCAAGTTT